TCCGTGTTGGTTCACGTCTTGTAACAAAAGCTACACAAGCTGAAGATACAGGTGCAAACAGTGCTCCAGCATTCACAAAGATCGAACTTACAACAACAAAGTTCCGTCTACAGTACGAACTATCAACCGAATCCCTAGAGGACTCGATTGAAGGTGCGTCTCTAGAGGATCACGTTGTACGTTTGATGGCAACTCAATTCGGAAACGACTTGGAAGATATTGCAATTAATGGTCGTCCAGGTGATTCTGGTAACGGTACATATAACAATACTCTTGCAGGATTTATCCGTCAGATCAAGGATACTAACTACGCAGGTGCTCACGAAGCTGCAGCAGCTGCTGCAACTATGACAGACATCTGGGAAGCTACTCCTGATTCAGGCGATAACTCTTCCGTAAAGTTGACTCTTGATGCAATCGAAGCAATCTACAACGCAATGCCTCGTAAGTTCAAGGCTCGCCGTCAGGATCTTAAGTTCTACATGAATAGCAAGCATATTCAGGAATTGCTAACAGAGCTTCGCACAGTTAATACAACTGACGGAACTTCAGTTCCTTACGATGTTGCTACTCGTGTAATTGATGGAGTTACTCCTAGAATTGGCGGTCCAGCTGGTGCTCAATACACCATCTTCGGTCTTCCAGTTCAAGAAGTTCCTTTGTATCCAGAAGACTATGTAGACCTAACTCTTCCTTCAAACCGCATTTGGGGTTTCCAGAGAGATGTTACAGTACATCGTGAGTTCCAACCACGAAAGGACTCTGTAGAGTACACAGTCTACGTCCGTATGGGTGTAGCACTAGAAGAAAAGTCGGCAGTAGCCTACGCAGTACCAACTGCTTAGTTATATGCTATCTTAGTAAGGGTCGGATTTTTGTCCGACCCTTACTCCTTTTTAGTGTATAATTAATAATTAGGAGGATTTATGTTATCTAGTAAAACAATCGGAGACCTTAAGGGTTTATGTCTATCATTTGATATTGAAATATCAAAGAATGCAAGAAAACAAGATATTATTGAAGCTATTGAAGAGGCTAAAGTTACTTGGGAAATGTATGAAGAATCATCAAAATCATTGTTTGACTATGAAGACGGTCCTACAAAAGAAGAAGTTAAAGTAAAAATACAAGAAGCAAAAGTAGAATCTACAAAAGAAGAAAAAGTTCTTTTAACTATGGCTATTAAGCGTGGTGGATATTACGCTGGAAATGGTGTTAAGTTTGATATGGACGAGCCATTTGTTCTTGTAAATAAATCTCTGGCAGAGCAAATATTAGCTCATCAAGCAGATGAAGTAAGGGAGGCTACCAAGGAAGAAGTAAAGTCTTTCTATGGTATTTAAATGGAAGTTTTAGTAGATGATTTAGGAACTGCTAGTTTTAACTATACAGCACCACAAAATACAGTAAGCTTAGTTTATAGTGTATATGATAACACAAATGACGAATATATTCAGTATGAAGAAATTACTGCTGCCCCAGACACTGAAACATCAATAACTGTTACCGTTGCCAGCCCTGCAGTGGTTACTGACTTATTTAATGAGCTTTTAGACGGAGATGCTGTTAGGTTTTCTACAACTGGAGCTTTACCAACTGGTATAACGGCAGGAACAGTTTATTATGTTTTAAATACAGATGTTCCAGATAAGTTTAATATATACACAACATCTCCTACCAACCTTGTAAATACAAGTGGCACCCAATCTGGTGTTCACAAGGTTTCCACTCAAGGAAAAACTAACTATGATATTAGCTTAAGTTCTGATGTTTGTAAATATGATAGATCATTAATTGTTGAAATACAGTCAATACAGGTAAACGGGTATTCAGCCGATAGTGTCGATGTTTTAGTTAAAAGACCATACGCTACGGTATCTGAAATAAAGAATTATTTTAATAATAGTTTTGATGGAATAGCAAGTACACTAGATGATCAATCAGATTCATTTATTCAAAAACTTGAAAGAAAAGCAAGGTACTTAATTAATGCTTATACTTCAAATGAGTTCAGGTTTGAATATAAGACGGTAGGTGCTTATGGACAAAATACCGACCTTTTGCATTTAGGTCAAAGAATTGAATCGTTTGACAAGATAACCTCTGACGACCTTGTAATATATGATTCTACAGAAGACACCCCTGTTGACTTACTTGGGGCAACTGTAGGAATAGCACCAAGCAAGTTTGGCATTAAAGTAGTATCAGAAGGTGTGAATATTACTGAATGGGTAGATCAAAATCCTTTAGTAAACCCTTCATATTTTGGAAAAGACTCTTCATACTTGGTTCGTGGAGAATATGGATGGAAGGCGGTTCCTGAAGACATTAAAGCTGCGACATATGAACTTATTAATGACTTTATGTGCAATGATTCTATTTATAGAAACAAGGGCTTGAAGTCAATTCAAAATGATTCCTTTAATATTCAGTTTGCAGATGGAATGTTAAATGGTACTGGAAACCTATATGTAGACTCATTACTTTCTCAATATAAGGTTTGGAATTTAAAGGCGATTTAAATGTCTTGTTTAGCCCATTCAACATATACTATGAAGGCTGATATTTATGAGCCAACCACCACCCGTAATGCAACAAACGGTATGATTACAAAATCTTGGGCTCTTCAAAAAACAGTATCATGTTATGCTCGTGGTATTCTTGGATCACAACTTGGTGGAAACTCAGCAGATGTTGGTATAAAGGACTATATCACAATAACAAAAGACTTTATAAAAATTAGAACAGCAGAGCCAATCTCCACCGAGTTTCGTGTTGTTGCAATAAGAAACTCTGATGGTGTTATCTGGACAGAAGATTATATTCAAAATACCGCAGGTGGCTTAGACGGAGCAACAATATTTGAACCATCTGGAACCACCCCTCTCCTTGATTATTTGGGAAAAGTAATTGAGTATGAAACAGTATTAAAACGTCAAGAAATACAGTCACTAGAAGTAGATTAATATGCCAGTAGACACAGGAAAGATGCCAGAAAAAATTATGGCTGCTGCACAATATCATACAGGAACCCTTTCAGAACTTCACAATACCCCAACCAACAAAAATATAGTAATCAGAAATGCACTAGAAATAGTTGGTGAATATTTTGGATTCTATATGGACAATATTGCAAGAAGAGACCCAAGGTCATTTCACCACGTTTATGAGAAAGATAAAACAGGTCAAAGAAATGCTAGATTGTTTTATTATACAATCTCAGGAAGTGGTGGTGCTCCAAGTATACAATACTCTTTTAAAGACGCTACCGCCCCTGAGAACAGTGGGCAGGTGTTTCGTAAGAAAGCCTTCATAATGGAAGATGGAAACCCAATAACCATTAGACCAAGATCTGGAAAGTTTTTGGTATTTGATGTAGATGGAGAAAAGATATTTACAAAACAGTCATATGTTCCAAATCCTGGTGGCACACAAGTTTCTGGATCATTTCAAAGAACATTTGAAGACTATATGAATAGACAGGCATCCCTAATGCTAGAAGATGTTGGTTTTTATGATAAAATTAACACAGAGATGTTAAAAGAATCAGAAGTGTCTTTATCAAGGATATCTTCTGGAAACCTTAATGGCTCTGCTATGGCTAAAGAGTCAGCAAATAGAATCGCTAGGAGATCAAAGTAGTAATGCCAGATTATACAAAATTACCAGTTATGCTAATTGGCAACTATCTTTGGGCTTTGGCTAAAGGTCAAGTTACTGGAAGTACAAAGCTTCCTTCTACCGTTTGGAATGTAGATGCTTATACAATTCAGCCTATTTTTGCTATTAATGATTCAAATGCTATTACCAACCCAAATCCCTATATCTTGTATGATTTTCTTTATACTGGGGTAGAGGCTAAAACATTCCCTCTAATTAGAGAAGAAGCAACCCTTACCATAGTAGGACCTTGGGATAAACTATATCCCCTAAAGAACTTTATCTATGATGCTTTGAGCAAGTTTGATATATCAGCATTTGAGATAAACAATCACATTAAAGATACTGGAATTAACTTCAAATATATCAAAGTTCGTCAAGAACAGTATGCCCTAGATGAGAAAAAGCCTGTTGGCTTAGAGTCTGGGCTTAACCTTTCAACCCTATATGTAACCTATGAATATTCACGCTCGTAAGAGATTTGTGGTAAAATAGATATTGAGGAAGCCCCCGAAAGCTAAATCAACAAAAAGCAGGAGGTGCAAATAAAAAAATGGCTAATAATTCAAAAAACATTATTGTTGGTGCTGGTGTTCTTTACATCGG